AACAGCTTTATTAGCTCATTGTGCATCTAATGGAGAAGGAAGAATAGTTACATGGTATGATCAAAGCGGTAATGGGATAGATGTTACTCAAGGAACTGCAGACAGACAACCAGTAATAGTAACAGGTAATGCGGTAGTTACAGTTAATGGTAAACCAGCAGGCTTTAGAGATACTACTTCACATTTTTTAGAAAGTAGTGCTAATGCACAATTAGTAAATGCATCCGATGCCTCTAATACTTCAATTGGGGTAGTAAAATATTCATCAAGTTACAGAACGTGCGCTTTAGGACAGGATAAAGCAGGAACGAGTGGAAGAGTAGGACAATTTATTCGTAATGGACATACCAATAATGTAAATAAACTAAGAGTAGTATATTTTACAAATAATGGGATTAGTTCATTCCTTATAGATACAGCAGCTAATTCAGCATATATTGGTAATCAAATACTTCAAGTTGGGTTCAGTGAAGGAAATAGCACCAAAACAATAGGTATTCGATATAATGGTAGTCAAGTAGTTACATCTACAACATCCGGAACTATATTTAGTGGTGCTCTGCATGTTTTTCTATTTGATAATGGTAGAAATGCTCCTTCTGATGGTTCAGATCATCATATTCAAGAAATATTATCATACGATACTCTTAAATCAGATATAGCAGATATAGAAACTAATATTAATTCATACTTTTCAATATACTCATAAATTATGCACATATATTACGAATATCCTAATTCATCCTCAGCCTATGAGGCATCATCTCAAATTTATGATTTGAATACATCTTCTTTACAACCACATGGAACTTATTATGCATATAGTATTTGTACACAAACTGGAAGTGATCCGAGATGTTTAGTAATGTATACAGATAATGAATATTTTGATACTGGTTCCGTATTTGATGGAGTATCTACTCTGACTAATCAACAAGCTATTGAACAAGGTTATTTTGTATCTGGTTCCCCTGCTTATGATGATGGAGGAATAGATTAATTTTATAACTATTTATAAATAAAGTAATGGCCAAACAATTATCAAAAACTGGTATACTTGATGGACAATTAGCAACTGCTGCACAAGTAACACAATCCATAGATGCATTAACAGGCGCTGATGGATATGATATTACAATATCAGGATCTCTAACCGTAACAGGATCTACTGATTTAAATGGTAATTTAGCTATTACAGGATTTCCAAATGTTTCAGCATCTCTTGCAGCATCTGGTGTTGGTAATGGATTTCCATTTACTGGATCAGCTGAAATAACAGGGTCTTTAAATATAGTAGGAAATATAACAGCATCTGGTAATATAAGTTCAAGTGGAGATATATTTGCTAATGATATTACCTTAGAAGCAAATGGTATATCTGATAAACCTAATGTAATATTACAAAGAGGTGCTATTCAAGGAATTACTCTTGAAATGGGTAGTGGTGGTAATGATAATGGTCTTCTTCGAGTTAATAATACTTCTGGTTTACCTATGATAAGACTTGAAGGTGGAGGTAATAGCTTCTTTTCACAATCACTTAATGTAGGTGTACCATATTCGTATCCTGAACCCGTAGGTGGTACATTTACTGTAAGAGGTACTATAAGCTCGAGTGGAGCTATTAATACATTATCAGATATAACTTCATCAGGAAATATAGTATTTGCAGGTAATATAAGTGGTAGTGGAACTAATTCTTCATATTTTGGAGATGAATATAATGCACATGGTGGAGATGGAAATTCAGGATTTACATTATTATCTTTAGGTAATAAACCTAGTATCTTTGCTTCAGGAACCTCTGTTTTTGTAGGTAATTCAGCTAATACTACACAAACAGGCATAAATTTAGTAGGACAAGTAACAGCATCTGGTAATATAAGTGCAAGTGGAGACATAATTGGAAATAATGGATCTTTTTCTACATCCGTAACTACTCCAGAAATTTCTGGGAATACAGAAATTACAGGTGATCTACAAGTAGTAAATATTACTGCAACTCATATCACAGCATCAGGTCATGGATTATTTCAAGCAGGTAAACCTATTATTACACATACAACACATTTATCTGCATCCATATCTCAAGCTGGATTTTATAATATAGTAGGAGGACAATTTACATGCTCTATTACAATATCAAGTGCACCTGTAGGAGCTGAATATGAATTTTTTCAAACTTCTTCTGCTGGAAACTTTTTCTTTCATACTGGATCAGGAATTACGTTAATATCTAAAAATAATAGCTTAAGACTAGCCCAACAAGGATCATCAGCAGTACTTAAAAAAGTAGCTACTGATACTTTCCATTTAATGGGTGATTTAACATAATTAAATGAGTAAGATAGGCGCAATAGCACAATCAGATACTTCCATTATAACTGATGGGTTAATATATAATTTGGACTTTTCCAAGTTCTCGTGCTTTCCAAGAACAGGTACTACTGTTACAGATTTAGAAGAATCATTAACTGCAACTATTGCAAATGGAGCATCATTCACTTCCAATGATTTAGGAGCTTGTGATTTTGATGCTGTAGATGATCAAATTGCTATCAATCCTCCGCCTGGCATACTTGAATCATATCCATTATCCATTGAAGTATGGTTCAAGTCTGGAAATAACAATACAGGTATAGTTTCAAAGGGTAGGACAAGAGGAAGTGCTAGTCAAAGAGATTTAGATATAACAGGTACTGGAACTGATATAAGATTTCTAATTAGTAATGGTTCAGGATATAATTTCATACTGGATGCTACTTATCCATCTTTAAATGTATGGCATCATTTAGTATGCATGTGGGATGGAACAACAACAACAAATGGCGCAAAAATGTATTTAGATGGCTCTTTATATGCTCAAGCAACTTCAACGGGTACAAGTTTTGCTACAGGAGATGGTATATACATAGGCGGTAACAGATCAGGTTTCTTTTTTGATGGACCGATTGCTGTGACAAGATTCTATAACAAATCTCTTTCAGCAGATGAAGTATCCATTAATTATAATGCGTTAAAAGAAAGATTTGGGCTATGAGTAATACTAGAAAATATATTATATTTGATATTACTGAATTAAATACTATAGATTTTAATCAGGTATTAGAAACATCAAGTGACACTGTTATATATAATGTAGCTGAAACACAAACTATAGTAAAATATTTAGGTGATATGCCATCCTCAGTACAATCTTTAACTACTAAAGAAGGACCATATACACATACACAAATTATGAATATTATAACAGGTTCTGCTTGGACCGATCCTAATGCAGAATAATTAAATTTTGTAGTTTAATAAAAATATATTATATTTATTATAGTAAAAATAAGTCATGATAAAACAAAAAAAAGTTACTAAACAAGAATTAGAATCTATTAATACTATTAAAGAACAACAAAATACTTTAATTAGTAATCTAGGATTAGCTGAATATCAGCTGAAGTTTTTAGAGCAACAAAAAAATGATTTAATGGTAGAATTATCTAAAACTGAAATAGAATTAGATAAACTATCAAATAATTTAAAAGAAAAATATGGAGATGTTTCTATTAATATGGAAACAGGTGAATTTATTAACGAAAATAAATAGATATTTATATTTGATATAGATAAAAATAATATACACTAAGTATAGTGTAAAGTTTCTTGAATAATTAGTTTTGTAAATAAATAAGATATTTATTATTATAGCAAAACAACAAAAATGGCAGAGACATTATTATCACCAGGTGTATTAGCAAGAGAGAATGATCTTTCTTTTATTCAACAACAACCTGTTCAAGCTGGAACAGCAATCCTTGGACCTACAGCTAGAGGCCCAGTTTTAAGACCAACCCTTGTTACATCATATTCTGATTTTAAAAATAGATTTGGTACTACTGTAGAAAGTGGTAGTAACGAGTATACATATCTTACTTCTATTGCAGCTTATAATTTTTTCCAGCAAGGAGGTACTACATTATTAGTAACTAGAGTTGCAACAGGATCACATACTCCTGCAACTAGTTCATTTGTTTCTTCAAGCTTACCTGCAACACCTAATGCTTTTATCTTAGAAACTTTAGCAGATGGTACTGATCAAAATAGTGTAGGACCAACTGGTACTAATCAAACACTACTAAGCGGATCTGATGAAAATTTAAGATGGGAAATTGTTAATCCTAATACTGCATCAGGTACTTTTACTCTCTTAATTAGAAGAGGAGATGATAGCATTAATGAAAAAGTTATTTTAGAAACTTTTACTGATCTTACTTTAGATCCGTTTTCAAATGACTTTATAACTAAACGTATAGGTGATTTAACATCTACTTTAAATACATCTGAAACACAATTCTTCCTACAGCAAACAGGTACGGAACCAAATAGATCTAGATATGTAAGAGTTAAAGAAGTAAATGCTCTTACCCCTAATTTCTTTGATAATGATGGAGTTGCTAAGCCTGCTTTAACAGGGTCTATTCCTATTGCAGCTAGTGGTACTTTTGGTGCAGCTACTGGAGATTTATTCGGACCTAGAGCAGCTAATTTTTATACTGCTATTAATGCTACCGATACACAAGGACTAGTAGCTGAAAACTATGATCAAGCTATTAATCTTTTAAATAATAAAGATGAATATAGATATAATCTATTAGTAGCTCCAGGTCTTACACTACAAGATCACTCTTCGCAATTAACTACTATAGCTAACAATGCAAGATCAAGAGGTGATTTTATGTTAATTGCTGATCCTGTAAGATATAGTAGTACTATATTGAATGTAATAACTCAAAGTACTGTACTTAATAATTCCTATTCTGCAGTGTACTGGCCATGGCTACAAGTAATAGATCCAGATAGAGGATCAACAGTATTTGTTCCACCATCAACTATTCTTCCAGGTACTTTTGCATTTAATGATTCAGTTGCTGAACCATGGTTTGCACCAGCTGGTATTAACAGAGGTACTCTTAATGGTGTTATAAGAGCTGAAAGAAGATTAACTCAGAATAATAGAGATGAACTTTATGATAATAATGTTAATCCTATTGCTACTTTCCCTAACGCTGGTGTAGTTGTATTCGGACAAAAGACTACTCAGAAAAAAGCCTCAGCATTAGATAGAGTAAATGTAAGAAGATTATTGATTGCACTTAAATCATTTATTTCTCAAGTAGCTGACAATTTAGTATTCGAACAAAATACTATAGCAACAAGAAATAATTTCTTATCTCAAGTTAATCCATATTTAGCATCAGTACAAGAAAGACAGGGTCTTTTTGCTTTCAAAGTTGTAATGGATGAAACAAATAACACACCAGATGTTATAGATAGAAATCAATTAGTAGGACAAATATTCTTACAACCAACAAGAACAGCAGAATTTATTATTCTTGATTTCAATGTATTACCAACAGGAGCAGAGTTTCCAGAATAAAAAATAAGTTCTTAGATATTTATAATAAAGATTAAAATATAAAACATGCCAGTACTAGATAGTAACGAAATATTTTTTACCGCGTTTGAACCTAAACAGAAGAATAGATTTATTATGTTTATGGATGGTTTTCCAACATTTATGGTTAAAGGTGTTGGAGCTATCACAGTTGAGAACGGAGAGGTAAAACTTAATCATATTAATGTATATAGAAAAGTTAAAGGAACAACTACATGGGGAGATGTTCAAATAACTCTATATGATCCGATTACACCATCAGGTGCTCAAGCTATTATGGAATG